CACACATGTATAGGTGGGTGTTGATTGGATTGGTAATCCCATAATCTACTCCATATTATAATTAACCATTTCCACCAAAAGTTCTGTTTAGTTTGTCTGCATAACCATCAAGTTTGTTTAATCTTCTGACAAACCCACCCGACTTAATACCAACATTACCAGCAACTTCTGCTGTTTCTCTAAGTGCATCTAACACTTTCCTACCTTTATTTAGTAGGGAAATTCTAGGTGCTTTCTTGTATTCTGATTCCCATGTACGATATGCAAAGGTTACTGTGAACTTTAACATCCCTTCAGCTGACTGTGAGAGTTCCATAGGTGCAAATGCTACAGGGTATGCTTCATGCAAAGTGTACACTAGTGACTCTGTATCGTCTCCATATAGTTGTGCAATTTTGACTTCACCGACATAGTCATAGTAGTAATTCATGATTGGATGGATACTAGTACCATCAACGTCTCCACCATTTCCACTGAAAATTTCCTGCATCCATGCTTCTATGATGAATCTATCTGCAAATGAAGCATCACATAAGAAGGTTATATCTGTCGTTCCTTCGTCATTCTTAATCTCACCAGTGGGTAGGTTTCTTGGCATACCATACTCCGAGAATGCTGTCGTTGTAATCTGTCTGCCTGGCAGTGAACATGATTCAACTCTAATACCCTCTAACTTGAATCCAAGTTTAGGACACATTACACCTACATCAAATCTGTTTGCTCTTGCACCGTTATCAAAACTATACTTTAGTTTATCTATACTCGTACCTTCTTTTCTAAAAAATGCCATTAAAATTGTTTCCTACTATCTGCATACACAGTGTTTGTATTTACTTTACCGAAGTCTGAGGCAGGTAACATTGATACCACATCCCAATACTTCGAATCTACCTTCATCATTGTACCGTCAATGTGTGTTGTCAAGTACCTCTTTATGCATGGTTTACCATACTTCAATCTACTTACAGACTTAATTAACTTATAGTTAAATCTAAACTTTTGCCCACTATCCATATCATCGTTGATTACTGTTTCGTATAACCCTTCTAATAATGCAACTCTATATCTTGGTGCAATGTAGTGTAGGTTGAGACCATAGAACCCATTGTTAGTAAACTCAAAGGGTAACACTAATGGGTATCTGTCATAGTAAGGCATTACATCACCATACTTTGCATCATATGACATCAAGTACATATCACCCATCTCATAGGTGCTTACTCTTGTCCCCTCATTTCTTAATGTATTTTTAGATATGCCTAACCTCTTTAGGTTTGCTCTAAACCATTCAAGACTTTCTTTTTTGTGTGTTGCAATCTCAGAGGGTTTGAGATTACTAAATTTTTCGAATAGTCCAGCCATACATCTATTTATACTTTTAAAAAGTATATGGTGAAAATTATTCTATATCTAAAGGATTGTTTTTACGATTGTATTTGGTCTTGTCCGAATGGACTTTTGATGCACCATGGGATGGTGTCTCTTTTCTTACTTTAAGTTCGGGTTTCTTTTTCCCAAATGCAAGTTCCCAACCATCGGCATAAGCTTCTTCGTTTGAGTTCCTTCTCTTAGAACCCTTTCCACCATGCCATTGTTTCATTATCTTCTTCTACTTCTTGTCGGTGCATTCCGTTTAACAGCATCTAGTTTCTTACGTCTCTTCAACTGTTGATTCTTTTGGTTCTTAGTGTCGTTAGGTTTTTCGTGATATTTTCTATCTCTAATCTCTTGGACTATCTCTGCGTTATCGCATTCTTTCTTGAACCTTCTTAGTAGTTGGTCGAAAGATTCTTCCTGTCTACTTTTATGGTTTATTCTTGGTGTTACACTCGGCATATTTTCTCTGTTGTTAATTATATAAAAAGTGTTAAGTCGCCCCACGCTTTACAGCATACCCGCTCCTAACCGATTAACCCGCAATGTTTGCTGTTAACCTTTCCCTTACTAAGTACCCCCACTCTTCTAAGAAGAGTAAATCCACGGTCTTAGTGTATGGTCTCACTTTCACAATTTAACATTATATAATGAGACCATCCCTTGGCGAAGTGACCTAGACTATTAGTCTTGTGCCAACTTCTTAAAGTAATCCATTGCATCATCTTCATCGGCACTAACACCTGCTGAAGTTTCCACACTTTCAATTACTGGTTCTGATGCAACTGTTTCAGTATTAACATTTGCCCAAGGTACTTCACCTTCGTCTTGTGCAATACTTTCTGCAGTTGAATTACTACCTGTAGTTCCAAGAACCCTCTGTAACTTCTCTTGAAGTTCTTCGTAAGTCTTAAACTCGCTTGGAGCAATGACACCCGATAATGAATGAATAGAACCAAACACTTCGTTTAGTCTGTTCTCATCATCAAATAATGGTGCTGGTTTGTCGAACTCTGATTTATCATAGTTCCAGTATCCGTCAACTTTTCTGATTTTAATCTTAAAGTTGGCACCTTCTCCTCTTAGGTCAAAAGGATTGATTGCAGTCTCATCTTCAAATGCAGGTGAGATTGCTTCCTTAAGAGCTTCAAAGATTTTTTTACCGTATCTGTATTTGAATACTTTACCTTCGTTGTCGGGATTTTTAGGGTCTGATATAACATAGACATTAGAAACATAGTGCAGTCTGCGTTTTTGTTTCCTAGCAATATCTTTGTTTGCCTCAATACCTGTATTCCATAACTGTGTATTGTACTCTGACACAGGGTCTTGTTTATTGATTGTCGTTAAAGACTTCTCAATATACCATCCGCCTGGGCCTTGGAATCCGTGGTCAAAGTATGATACCCATGGCATCTCTTCTCCCTCGGGGGTTGGTAAAAATCTTACTACTGCGTAACCATTACCAGTTTTATCTAGTTCGGGTTTCCACATAGTATCATCACTAAAGGATTGTTTTTTTCCACCATCTGCTGGTGAAGCTGTTTCCATTGCAGCTCTTAGTTTATCTAAACTACTTGACATTGTATTCTCCTATTTTTTTACAATTATATCGCATTTTATTACAATTTTATATTTCGGTTTTTAGACCTTGACCTAAAATCCATTCTTCACTATTTTCATAATAAGATAGTTCATTATACTTTACCTCGTCACTTTCGTCAAGAGGGTTTTTCCAGTATACTGAACCTTTTCCATAGTACCATTCTAGTAGTGCTATGAACTGACTCCTTTGTGCATTAAGCACTTGTGAGTCGGTATTGTATTTATGCAAATAGTTTTCACTTCCTGCATAAATATTTCCAAAGTTGTCATTTTCCAATGCATCAAACCCAACCATATTAATAGTTGTGTAATCATTAATCATTGCATAACCTAGTGCAGACATTCCTGTAAACAGGTTTCTCAGCATTGGGTCATTATAAGTGACAATTAATTCGGGTCGTATTAGACCCAAAAAATCTGTAGATTCTCCATCACCTTGTATCATAAAGTGTGTGTCATCTTGTTTGTTGGTAACGATTACTTCGTGTGAATACTCAAATCCAGGCTTCATAATCTCCATCATTTCAATCGGTAGGGGTTCTATATCTGCAAATGCAACTAGGTTTCCCCTATAGTAATCAGACTCAACCAGTTCTTTTTGCATAGGCATATCAACTGCAAAGACGATATCACATGCACTAGTATCTCTGTAGATTGCATTGCAACCCCAAACTTCGTGGTTGATTGCATCCAAGTCTACCGATAATCTACTCGGGCCATTTCCTACGATTGTTACTTCTGACATAATTCCATTAATTCCTTTTTGTACTTGACCAAATCTACAGAGATAAAACTCTTGTATTTGTTAAGTCTAAGTTGTACATCGGGATATACATACTTCTCTTCTATCAATCTATCCCAGTCTTTACTGAATCCTATAATCTCATCCATGATACAAATCGTTTCGATTGATACCTTACGAGCAAGGAAGTGTTTCAGTAATAGAGGGTGTTGACCTTCCTTTACTTCTAACAATTTGTTTATTGTTTTCTTCTGTAACATATCAGACACTTCTGTCTTAAACATATATGAAAGTTTCTGTTGTCTTCCCTTCCATTCTTTGAACCTTTTGTTACACTCCTCGTCTAACAAATCTCCAGCCCAATAATCTTTATGGGACAAGTTTGCTATGTAAAAGTTTTGTAGTTCGTGTTTGTGGGTTTTGAACAACTTACCGAATTGGTATTTGTCCTTGCGTTTCAAGAAAGAGTTGATGTCTGACTTTACCTTTCCGTTATACTTAACGAAGTCATATCCCTTGGAATGAAAGTGTAACTTTATCCCAAGGTATAATGTGTAGGCGTCATATCCTTCTCTACTCGTCATTAAGTAATAATCTTCTTCTCTGCTGGTACTTCAATTTTAGGTGCATCTTTCTCACCAGTTGCAATCAAGAATGCATCTACCACTCTCTCATTTGAGGGTACACAAAACACAATGTTTTGAAACACTACACTTGTAGGATTCTCTTCACCTGTTGCAGCGATTCCTTTTGCAAATCCCATCTCACCATTCTCGGGATTTCTAATAATCATTCTTGGATTTTCTAGTTCTGTAACTGCATCCACTGATACTAGTTTACCAACATACTCACCACTTTGTGTAACTACTGTTACGATATTTCCTTTTTCCATTTTATTTTCCTATTCAAAGAAACTAGTTATAGTTCCCTTTGCTGTTGTACCTCTGTTTACCATGTTGAGACCTTGTGCCTCAGCTTCTAATTTATCTTTAAGGGGTTGAGATATTAACCTCTTTGCAGATTCGGGTTCTAGATTGTTTAGTTCACAAACCTTAAGGATTGCATCCACTACATCTAGTCTTGATTTTAGAATTAGTTGTTCAACTTTCTCTGTAAATTCTTTTTTACTTATCATATTAAAACCTTGTGTTGTATCTGTTGTCGGGGTCTACTTCGTCTGCAATTAAAGGCAGTCCAAAGAAGTGTTC